AGAGTCTGAAGAAGTTGTAGAAGAAGCTGAAGAAGTTGAAGAAGCTGAAGAAACAACTGAAGATGCTGAAATTGTTAAAGAGTATAAAGAAAAAGCACCATCACCTAAAACTTCAGAAGAAGGTGCTCACACACATTCACCAGTAGCGGCTAACAGTGGCGCAAAAGGTGCTGAGGCTAAGCCACAGCAATCACATGGTGAGGAAAAAGGTGCTCCAACTCCTAAATCAGAAAAAATGACTGATGCTGATACGAAAGCACAGCCACTTAAAAAAGTTTAATAGGAAACTAAGATGGCATTATATCTTAAAGAGAACTTGACTTTTGATGCGGCTAGGATGGAAGTCTTAACCGAAGAAACAAAAGACGGCAAAAGCAAGGACTTATACATGAAAGGTATCTGCATTCAAGGTGGTGTTAAGAACCACAATGAACGTGTATACCCAGTTAACGAGATTGCCGATGCTGTTTCCCAACTTAATGAACAAATCACTGGTGGCTACTCTGTTTTAGGCGAAGTAGACCACCCAGATGATTTAAAAATTAACTTAGACCGAGTCAGTCACATGATCACAGAAATGTGGATGGATGGACCAAACGGCTATGGCAAATTAAAGATTTTACCAACTCCAATGGGTCAGTTAGTTAAGACTATGTTGGAAAGTGGTGTGAAACTAGGTGTCAGTTCTCGTGGTAGCGGAAACGTGAACGAGGGTGACGGCAAAGTTAGTGACTTCGAAATAGTCACAGTCGATGTAGTTGCACAACCTAGTGCACCAAATGCGTATCCAACAGCGATTTACGAAGGACTGATGAATATGCGTGGGGGACACAAGGTATTCGAAATGGCACGTGAAGCCAGTGCAGATCAAAAAGTACAGAAGTATTTGGCAAGTGAGGTAACTCGCTTGATCAAAGATCTTAAAATTAAATAGGAGATCACGATGTTAGATGCTATCAAACCATTGTTAGATAGTGGCATCATTAATGAAGAGACCCAAAGTGCTATCAACGAGGCTTGGGAAACTAAATTAAATGAAACCAGAGAAGAAGTTCGTGCTGAATTGCGTGAAGAATTCGCTGGTCGCTACGATCATGACAAGAAAGTAATGGTTGAAGCTCTGGACAAAATGGTTACTGAATCACTCACCGCTGAACTTAAAGAGTTTGCCGATGAGAAACAGGCTCTAGCAGAAGATAGAGTGAAGTTTAAAGCTCAAATGATGGAAAATTCAGAAAAGTTTAATAATTTTTTAATTACTAAATTAACTGAAGAAATCAAAGAGCTACGTAAAGATCGCAAAACTCAAACTGAAGCAATCGCTAAGTTAGAGAAATTTGTTATCAGTGCGTTAGCTGAAGAAATCAAAGAGTTTGATCAAGACAAGAAAGCAGTAGTTGAAACGAAAGTTAAACTGGTTGCCGAAGCAAAATCTAAACTTGATGAACTTCAAAAAGCGTTTATTAAACGTTCTGCTAAACTTGTTAAAGAATCAGTTACTAATAATCTGGGCTCAGAATTAGCTCAACTAAAAGAAGACATTCAAACTGCTCGTGAGAACATGTTTGGTCGCCGCCTATTTGAAGCATTTGCTAGTGAATTTGCTGGTACTCATTTAAATGAGAACAAAGAATTTGCTAAACTTCAAGCACAGATCGAAGAGAAAGAAGTCGAACTTGCTGAAAGTAAAAAAGCAATCGCTGAAAAAGAAGCGTTAGTTGAGAGCAAAGAACGTGAAGTTAGAGTAATTAAAGAAAGTGCGGAACGTAAGGACAAACTTTCAGAGTTGCTCAAACCACTAAACAAAGAGAAGGCAGACATTATGACTAGCCTGCTCGAAAGTGTGCAGACTGATAGACTTCAGAACGCATACGAAAAATATTTGCCAGCAGTTCTAAACAACACTCCAACAGCAAAAGTTAAACAGACGATGCTGTCAGAGTCACGTAAAGAAGTGTCAGGTAACAAAGAATCTGCTAAGTCAGGCGAAGGAGATAACGACAACAATGTTGTTGAAATCCGACGTTTAGCAGGGCTGAAGTAAACTTTTAATTAAAGAGGAAATAAAAATGACAACCCAACTATTAGAAGGACGTTGGAACGAGACCAAGGACGCCCTGTTAGAAGGCTTACAAGGTTCGAAAAGAACAACAATGTCTGTTATTTTAGAAAACACTAAGAAGCACTTGCAAGAAAACGCTACTAGTGGTGCAACAAGTAGTACTAACGTTGCTACACTTAACCGCGTTATTCTTCCAGTAATTCGACGTGTTATGCCAACAGTTATCGCTAACGAAATTGTTGGTGTTCAACCAATGACTGGACCAGTTGCACAGATTCATACACTACGTGTAAGATATGCTGAAACAAACAATGCAACAGGTACTGCAAACGACGTAACTGCTGGTGACGAAGCATTATCACCATTTAAGGTAGGCGTTGCTTACTCAGGTGACGGCACTGCTGGTTTAGCGGCGGCAACTTCAACACTTGAAGGTAACCCAGGTAAGAAAATTAACGTTCAAATCCTTAAACAAGTAGTTGAAGCTAAAACACGTAAGTTATCAGCTCGTTGGACATTTGAAGCGGCACAAGATGCACAATCTATGCACGGTTTAGATGTTGAAGCTGAAATCATGGCGGCTTTAGCACAAGAAATTACAGTTGAAATTGATCAAGAAATTCTTGCTTCATTAAGAAGTTTATCAGGTTCAACATATTCATACAACCAATCAACAGTATCAGGTACAGCTACATTCGTTGGTGACGAACATGCGGCATTAGCGGTTACAATTAACCGTGCGGCAAACTTAATCGCTCAACGTACACGTAGAGGTGCTGGTAACTGGGCTGTTGTTTCACCTGCGGCTTTAACAGTGTTACAATCTGCAACTACTTCTGCTTTTGCACGTAGTACAGAAGGTACATTTGAAGCTCCAACAAACACAAAATACGTTGGTACATTAAACAGTGCTATGCGTGTTTATGTTGACGGTTACGCAAGTGATACTACACCAGTATTAGTTGGTTACAAAGGTTCATCAGAAGCTGACGCGGCGGCATTCTACTGCCCATACGTACCATTAATGAGTAGTGGCGTTGTGTTAGATCCAGCTACATTCGAACCAGTAGTAGGCTTTATGACAAGATATGGTTATGTAGAGTTATCAAACACTGCATCATCACTTGGTAATGCGGCTGACTACTTAGAAGAAGTTGGTGTAAGCAACCTTTCATTCCAGTAAGATTTACTTACGGAAAGAAACATTCAAAAAGGCCCAATGAGGGCCTTTTTGTTTATTTTAAGATAAATACGTATAGTTCGCTCGAAAGAGAGTTTATGCAGACCCACTGCGTAGGCCTAGAACGCCAACTATAAGGAGAAAAACAAATGGGACGTCCAATAGACAAATTATTCATTGGTACACAGAGGTCTGGTAGTGACGCTGGTGGT